GCAGATAATAGGTGCCGGGCCTTTGTACGCTTCCAGGTTCTTGAAGAATACCGGAGTTGCCTTAATTGGTTTTGATACCACACTCTTTAAATTCATCTAACGTGCAAAATGTTTCTTTATTCTTTTGAAGTACCGAATACACATTCCAGCCATCTGTATAATTGCCCATAGCTGCAACGCTACCAACAGAAAGCAGAGTATAGCCACATAAGTCAGCAAGTTTGCGATAAAAGTCTTCGGTAACGTAGTTGAAGCCATGTCCGGGCCAGTTGCCTGTTTTGGGGTTTTCGCTGATGATGTATCCTCCGACTTTAACAAGGTTGTGTTTGTTCTTCCAGCAGTTGTAGATTGCTTTGATGTCATGCTTCCCTCCTGTGCCAACGTGTTCAGAGGTGCCGGCATCCACAAGTAAATCAAACTGCTTTTCAAATCTGTGCAACTTGGATAAGTCCAACGGGGTGCTTCCATTCTCACCTGATATGTCAATGGCTTCGTAGTCTTTGCCGGCATAGTAACTATCTTTGGTGTAAGGTGCAGGTAATGGCACCCGGTAATCGTTTTGTGCGCCTAAATCTACCACCGATTTGATATGTGGTAAGTAGGGGTCTATTAGTTTTGTTGTTTCGTGTGTGTAGCCCATGCGATGTTATTGAATTTGTTGAATTTAGTATGATCAAGTCCTGCTTCTTTCATTGCCTGTTGGCAACCCGATAGGCAGTAATCATCAATGATAAGATAACCGCCATCGGCTAACAAAGGTAACAAGTATTTGAAGCAGTCAGCGTATGAATGGTAGATGTCGCAATCAAGTCGCAGTACTGCAATCTCTTGATTGAATTTCGGTAAGGTATCAGCAAACCAACCTTTAACAAATCTAACGTGCTGAATGTCGGAATACCTCCGCATGGTCATTTCAACATCCTCCTGTCTGCATACGGTTATCCCGGAAGATTTGCGCACATCACCGCCCGATGCCCCCCAACTTTCCGTGAACTCCTTATCTTCCTTTGTGTATTCTGGAATACCTTCAAATGAATCGAATAGAAATACCCTGCGGTCAAATTCATTCATAATGATACCATGCGCACCCCAAGCGGTGCCGGCTTCCACAAAGCAACCCTTAATGTCTTTCTCTACAGCCAATTTACAAAGTGAGTACGTTAATTTCAGTACTTCAATGTCATTGCAGTAGGCAATCGGCATGAGTTGTGATAAGTCCATAGATTAGTCCTTTACCCCCCAATTAATAAAATAAGGTTCAACAGGCAAGTAATGCCTGTATGCCAACCCACCATACGGCTGCACCGGAATACCGTTCATATTCATTAGTGCCGATAACAACGCTTGGTCATGCCGGCTGCTAACGTAGTGCGGATTCTTTGATTCATTGTGGTGAAAACAATTATCCTTTGCCCCCTGTATCCATTTCTCAAAGATAGGCATTGTTTTCGGGTGGTCAAAGTCGAACATAATGCAGCAGGCCATGATTTGATACATCTGCATAACATCCTTGTAACTACTTAACCCTAACCATGCGATTTGATGGTCGGGGATGTATTTGTGTAACTCATGTCCTTCATTATTCCACGCTACAATACCATGCTTGGCTGCTAACGCCCAGAGCGGATCGGGATTTTGGTGTACTCTGATAGTTGAATCGCACCAAATGATTTTACGATACCCTTTCTCAAGCGCTTCCGCTACCATGAATGGCTTAAATTGGTATGGCATATTTTGGTGATTCCATGACTTACCCCACCGCTTTGATTCGGGCCAATCCCCGAGAATTATTTTGCGCTCCAAGTATTCATCCACATACCCATCTACACTCCTAAAGTGCGTATCGTAGTCGGGTGCTTTGCGGTCAATACTGCGAATAAGTCCTAATTGCGCCTCATTGTAGTTTTCCCTGCCTGTGGATGAAAGGGATACGATTACCTTGCCCATATTACATTCTCTAAATTGTTAAGTAAGCATTTGTAAAGCCCTGCATTATTGCAGTATTCTTTGATTAACTGAAATAAGTCGGCATTGGAGTTATGCTCAATGCAAACCATGTCAGTATATTTCAGGTCAATCTGTTCAAGTATCTCATAGTCCACCCCTTCGGCATCAATGGAGATAAAGTCGAAGAACTTCAACGGGGAATGTTTGAGTAGTGTTTTGTATGTCCATACTTCGGTCATACGTTCTTTGAACTCTACGCCCGGCCATCGCTTTAACTCTGTCTTCTTAATGGTGGATAGCAGGGACACATCTCCAGCGTTAAGGTGGTTTCCCATTTCGTGAAACGTACAATGCCCATCTTCCGTACCAATGGCTACATTGAACTTCTGCACCCCGTAACGTACTTTGATGCGGTTGAATGCTTCTTCGCTGGGTTCGATTAACACGCCCTTCCACTCTTGCAGTTGCAGAGCATAGGTATTGGACAAAGTTTGTCCATCGTTTGCCCCTATGTCGAGGAAAAACCCTTTGCGGCTACCGAAGTACTGCAGGATGATGTCTTGTTCGTTGTTTTGGGAGTATCTCATTTGCCGTAGGTTTCGTTGTAATATTGTTCAGCTTGTTTAGTTGCTTCAATTTCTAATGGATGTATAAGTCCTGTTAAATGAGCATTTACTATTTGCTGCTTTTCCATTTCTTTGGCTTCGTCCGTTACTGGTAATCTTTCAATATTAACGTATCTACTTTTTAATTCTGATACCAACCAATCTACCGCTGTCTGTTGTGCCATGTTATTTGGTTTTTAGTTTTTCAATCTCCCTTTCAATATACCACTTCGCTTTCTCCAAATCTTCAATCGGATTGTCCGTCTTGCGCCCTGCACGTGCAACATACTTAATCACATTACCCAAGCAGAAATTCAATCCCCATGCTTCGATTACGTTGATGGCTTCGTAGGTTCCCGAATGGTAGTATGGTTTTGGTTTAGTAGGAGAGCAGTGATAACATTTAACCCCTGTTGTTGCAGGATAATTATACAATACTCCGATACCGTTACAATATGTGCAATTATCCATTACTTATTCGTTCTAAACTGATAGTGATACAATTCCTTCTCAATCTTCACCTCTGTCTGCAAAACCTTTGCATTATGCATAGCAGTTGCATACAGGTAATCTTCCCCAATCTTAATATCCTGGAATGGAAACTTGACCGCTATATCCCTGCGCACCGGAACAATATGATTAGGATAGCGATAATAAGCCCCGTCTTTCGCTTCATAGCCGTATTCCTTGCTTATGTACCACTTGCGCTCATCCTTGCCATTAGTGGTCATTATACCGTTAAATACGATAACATCCGGATCCTGCTTTGATGCTTCGAGTATGTCAGCGATGTAGGTGGGTGCAATCATGTCATCATCGTCCACGAATACGATGTACTTACCCGTTGACTTTCCTATGAGATAGTTTCGTTTGCGCCCAGTACTCATGGCACCATTATCAGATTCGACAATGATTTCTACTTCATCGGTTAGCTGAATAGGCAACCGTGCTTTTTGCTGCACTAATTCCTGCAATAGTCGGGTAAGGTAACCTTCACGGCCTCGAATGGTGCAGATTAGGATTGATAGGGTCATACATTCTCATTTGGGAATCCAGCAGCGGACCGCTTGATGTAGGTTTGCTCGTCAATGTGGTAGTAACCCTGTGTGTGCCGTAATTGCGCATCAATCGGCTCACCCGTCCAGGCAGGATGGTAATGGTCGAAGATTCGCTCCGGAACATACTTGTACTTACCGAGTTTCTTTGCCACATCCATTGCCTCGTTATCGCACCACAAAGAAAAGTATTGTGGATGGTAGATGTAGTTGAACCGCTCATAGTACGTTCTACCCATTATGCTCATGGTTGGCAGTAGATGATTAACCCTTCCATCGGGGAAGTGGATGAACTGGTCAAGGTTGCCCTCAAATGCGTTGATGATATCAATATCATACCCTGCCTTAATGAATCGCATATCATCGCTCATATTAACAAGGATATCACCTTGCCACCCTTCCAGG